CTACACCTGTCGGGTGTGTGAGCTGACAACAAAAGACCTTGAGGTTGACCACATCGTCAACGTCGCCCAGGGCGGCAACGATGAAGATGGCAACCTCCAGGCGATCTGCATCCCGTGCCAAAAAGCCAAGACGGCACGCGAATCGTCTGCGTATCGAGGTTGAAGCACGTCAGTGGTGTGCTGTTCGGGGGAGTTGGCGTGCTACACGGGGGGAGGGGTGGGTCAAGAGTTCACACCCTTTTGTCTCGGACACCACTCCCCCTCTCACGCGCAGATTTTCTCCCCCTTTTGAAAAAGGAATTCAGCAAATGGCAGGCGTTAAAGGCAAGAGCGGGGGCGCTCGACCCAACTCTGGCGGCGCGCGGCCTGGTGCTGGAAGGAAGAAGAAGGTCGAGCCGGAATCAGCAAATTCCTCGGCGGTCTCTGTGGAGTTTGAGGCACAACCTCACGGTGGCGCGTTGAAACGCGAGAGGGCGGTGCCGGTGCCAGCGCCTGAGATGGATATGCTGGCGCTGCTGACCAAGATCGCGCTCGGTCAACTCGACGCGAGCCCCATCCAGGTCAGGGCAGCCATCGCAGCAGTCCAATACACCCACGTCAAAAAAGCGGAGGGCGGCAAGAAGGACGGGAAGCAGAAGGCGGCTGAAGAGGCTGCTGGAAAATTCAACCGGCAGGCCCCGCCCAAATTAGTAGCAGCTAACGGTAAGCAGGTTTAACTATGGAATGGTCGACCGCATGTCCTGACTGGGAGCAGCGCCTGATCGACCATGAATCGATTATCCCTCCCCCGATTTTTATAGAAGAAGCGGAGCGTGCACTTCAAATATTCAAGGAGCTCCGCGTTCCAGATCTGCCGGGCAAGCCAAGGATGGCCGACTGTTGTGATGAGTGGGTACTCGACTACGTTCGCTGCATCTTCGGCGCTTACGATGCTGAGACCGGTAAGCAAATGATCCGCGAGTTCGGCTTACTGATCAGCAAGAAGAACACGAAGAGCACCATCGCAGCCGGCATCATGCTCACTGCCTTGATTCTCTGCTGGCGCGAGGAAGAGGAGCATCTGATTCTGGCGCCGACCAAGGAGGTTGCGGACAACGCTTTCAAGCCAGCTGCCGGGATGGTTCGCGCTGATGAAGAGCTTTCAGCGATGTTCCATATCCAGGAACACACCAGGACCATCACGGACCGAACCACCCTGAACTCATTGAAGGTCGTTGCGGCCGACACTGACACCGTTTCCGGCAAGAAGTCGGGCAAGGTGCTGGTCGATGAGCTTTGGGTGTTTGGAAAGCGAGCAAATGCCGAGTCGATGTTCATGGAGGCGCTTGGGGGACAGATCTCCCGCGAAGAGGGATGGGTCATTTACCTCACCACTCAAAGTGATGAGCCGCCGGCAGGGGTTTTCAAAGAGCGCCTGAGTTACTGGCGCGATGTTCGTGATGGAAAGGTGGTGGATTGCAAGACGCTGGGGGTTCTTTATGAGTTCCCGGTCCGGATGGTCGCCAACAAGCAATACCTGAATCCAGAGAACTTCTACATCACCAACCCGAACATCGGGCGCTCTGTGAGTGCGGAGTGGTTAGAAGACCAACTCAAGAAGCGATTGGGCACTTCAGATGGATCCTTGCAGAAGTTCTTGGCCAAACACCTGAATATCGAAATTGGCCTGAATTTACGGACTGACCGGTGGGCGGGGGCTGATCACTGGGAGGCTGCCGGCGACAAATCGCTCACCTTTGATGAATTGCTTCGGCGTTCCGAGGTGATTGTGGTTGGCATCGATGGCGGCGGCCTTGATGACCTGCTGGGTCTTAGCTTGATTGGCCGCGAGCGTGAAACGCGCCGCTGGCTGCACTGGGCGCACGCCTGGGCGCACAAGATCGCACTCGACCGGCGCAAGGATATCGTTTCAAACCTGCGCGACTTCGAGGCTGATGGCGATCTGACGATTGTTGAGCGGCCTGGTGATGATGTCCTGCAGGTCGCAGACATCATCTGCGAAGTTCGGGATGCGGGACTACTGCCGGACAAGCAGGCAATAGGCGTCGATGCGGCCGGTATCGGCGATATCGTTGATGAGCTGACCACGGAAGATCGCGGTATCACCATGGAGCAGATCGTCTCGATCTCCCAGGGCTGGCGGCTCAACGGTGCAATCAAGACTACTGAGCGAAAGGTTGCCGGCGGTGAGTTCGTTCACGGCGGGACACGGCTGATGGCCTGGTGTGTCGGTAACGCCAGGACGGTTGCGGTAGGCAACGCGATTGCAATCAACAAGCAGGTTAGCGGCTCGGCGAAGATTGACCCGCTCATGGCTACTTTCGACGCAACAACGCTCATAGCGCTGAACCCAGTGGGTTGCGGTGATCTACAGGGCTTTTTCGACAATCCAATTATGGTGGGGCTTTGATGGCGCGCGAAAAGAAACCCGGGCGAATCAAAGCCACTCTTCAAAATTGGCTTGGTGTGCCCATCGGCTTAAAGGATGGCTCGTTCTGGCAGGAGTGGTTCGGTAGTTCGGTCAGCGGGCAGCACGTATCTGTTGATAAAGCTATGCAGCTGTCTACGGTATGGGCCTGCGTCCGCTTGCTTTCGGAGTCGGTATCGACTTTGCCGTTGAAGCTGTACCGGCGCCTGCCGGATGGCTCAAGGGCTCCTGCGACTGACCATCCGCTGTATCGGCTGCTGTGCCGGGTTCCGAACTCGGAAATGACCCCTCAGCGCTTCATGCTGCTGGTGGTGGCCAGCATCTGCCTTCGAGGCAACGCTTTCGTCGAGAAGAAGATGTTGGCGGGCCGGATCATCGCGTTGGTGCCGCTTCTGCCGCAGTGCATGCGGGTCAAGCGCCAGGAAAATGGTCGGCTCAAGTACACCTACACTGAGAACGGTGTCGAGCGTGACATCCCCGAAAAAACCTTGATGCACATCCGCGGCTTTGGCCTGGATGGCGTGTGCGGGATGTTGCCCGTGACGACTGGCAAGGAGATCTTCGGATCAGCCATGGCAGTAGAAGAGGCGGCCGCAAAGGTCTTTGCCCAGGGCATGCAGGCCTCCGGGATTCTCTCCAGCGACAAGACGCTCACCCCGGCACAGCGCGAGCAGTTGCGCAGCAGTCTTGGTTCGTTCATGGGCTCCAAGAACGCCGGCAAGATCATGGTGGCCGAGGCCGGGCTGAAGTACCAGGGGATCACGATGAACCCCGAAGCCTCGCAGATGCTGGAGTCGCGTTCTTTCAGCATTGAGGAAATGTGCCGCTGGTTCCGGGTTCCTCCGTTTATGGTTGGGCACATGGACAAGCAGTCCAGCTGGGCCAGCTCTGTAGAGGCTCAAAACTTACATTTTCTGACTAACAGCCTCCGCCCTCTTTTGGTGAACATCGAGCAGGAAATCACGCGCTGCTTGATTGGAGAGGCGGATGCTGACGAATTCTTCGCTGAGTTCGCGGTAGAAGGCCTGCTGCGCGCTGACAGCGCCGGTCGCGGCGCCTGGTACAACACAGCCCTGCAAAACGGCTGGATGTGCCGCAACGAAGTGCGGCGCCTGGAGAACATGGCTCCAATCCCGGGTGGCGATACGTTCACTGTTCAGTCGGCGCTTGTGCCGCTTGACCAGCTCGGCAAACAGTCGACCGGCATGTCGCCGGCGGCAACCGCCTTCATGTTGCGCATCACTGCGGCAAATCAGAGCGGGGACAGGGAGGCAATCAAGGAGGCCTTCGACCTGGCGACCAAGGCGCTCGATGCCGGAAACCCCGATGGGCCAATGATGGCCCACGCACTGATATCTCTACCTCGGCTTCTCGCCGCTTGATCCTGGAGTAACCAATGACCCTAAAGACCATTCCGGCGGCGCCGGAGGCTCGGCCGCGCGCGCAGATTCACTGCGACCTGACGCCGAAGGCCTTGGAGCGGTGGAACCCATCGATCAAGGCTGCGAGCACTGATGACAACTCCATCACCATTTATGACCCGATCGGGTTTGACTGGTGGACTGGTGAAGGCGTTACGGCAAAGCGGATCAGCGCCGCGCTGCGTTCTATCGGTGACAGCGACGTGACCGTGAAGATCAACAGCCCAGGCGGTGATGTGTTTGAAGGCCTGGCCATCTACAACCTGCTGCGCGAGCACAAGGGCAAGGTAACGGTGCAGATCCTCGGCTTGGCCGCTTCGGCAGCGTCGTTCATCGCCATGGCGGCGGATGAAATTCAGATCGCCCGCGCTGGCTTCTTGATGATCCACAACAGCTGGACCATGGCCGCCGGCGACCGCAACGACATTCGGGAGGTTGCTGACTTCCTCGAGCAGATCGACGGCACGCTGGCAGACATTTATGCAGTGCGTACCGGCGACCCCATCGAAGCCATGCGCAAGCTGATGGATGTCGAGACCTGGATGGGTGGCGCTGCTGCAATCGACGCTGGGTTCGCAGACAGCCTTCTGGCATCTGACGCCGCCGTTGAGGACGCCAGCGCATCTGCTCCGCACCAGGTGGCCGCTCGCCGCCTGGATTTGATTTTGGCAAAGCAGGGCATGCCTCGCTCAGAGCGCCGATCCCTGATTCAAGAACTCAAGGCTGGTATGCCTGGCGCTACCACCTCCGGCAAGCAAAACGCTGCCGCAACCCCGGCCGATCTGGCCGACCCCATTGCCGAACTACAAGCCGCACTTTCGCGGTTCTCGGCAGCAGCTACCCAAACCGGAGAAAAACCATGAGCGACACTACTGCTGAGCTGTTGAAGAACGTCTCCAACGAGCTCAAGAAGGCCACTGACGAATTCAGCAAACAGGCTGAAAGCGCACTGACCGAAGCCAAGAAGGCTGGCTCCTTGTCGGCGGAAACCAAAAACGCAGTCGACGAGCTGGCTACCAAGTTCAACAGCCTGACTGAAGCTGAGAAGCAGTTGAAAGCTCAGCTCGGCGAATTGGAGCAAGAGTTCGCTCGAACCCCTGCCAGCACCGCCGCTGCATCCCGCGACACCGTGGGCGGGGTGGTGATTAAGAGCGAAGCGCTGAAGCAGTTCTCTGCTCACGTCGAGGGCAACCGTCGCGTCAGCATCCCTTTCCACGCGGCGCTACTGAGCACCAACGTCCCCGCCGGCGTGGTTGAGCCGCAGCGCCTTCCAGGCATTGACGTTGCGCCCAAACAGCGGTTGTTCATTCGCGACCTGATTGCTCCGGGCCGCACCACCCAGCCGACCATTTTCTGGGTGCAACAAACTGGCTTCACCAATGCCGCTCGTGTTGTGGCTGAGGGCACCAAGAAGCCGTATAGCGATATCCAGTTCGCCACCAAGATGACCGCCGTTAGCACGCTGGCGCACATGTTCAAGGCGTCGAAGCAAATCCTCGATGACTTCGCTCAGTTGCAATCGACCATCGATGTAGAAATGCGCTACGGGCTGAAATACGTAGAGGAGGCAGAGATCCTTTTCGGCGACGGTACCGGTGTTCATTTGCACGGAATCGTTCCTCAGGCCACTGCTTTCGACGCTGCATTTGACGTGGACAAGCAGTCTGGTATCGATGATCTGCGCCTGGCGATGC